ATGACGGCTAAAAAAAGTCTGCTTGAGCTTGTCAGCAACGCAAGCGGCAATGCGATGGTAAACAGCCTGACCGGCACCCCCGCCGCTTTCGGTGAGGTCGATCCTTATGATCGACCGACGCGAAAGCTGATCGCATCCCACAGCGACGACGATCTGCACGAATTAATCGCAGCGCGGCCCACCACCCGCGAGGCCGAAATAGCGCGCAGTATTATGCGGGGCCGCGAGGCATGGCGCACCCCGGCAAGATGGAGCTTGGTCATTTCTGCTGCAGCGCTTGCCCTCTCCGTGGCGGCGTTCGCCCGGACCCTCTAACCCTTCCGCCCGAGCGCCTTCACGATCGCGCCGACGCCAAGGCAGAATATGCCCGCACCGATCACGAACAGACTGCCAGCTATGGCGAGCCCCTTTTTGAATTGCAGGTCGAGGTTCACGACTTCCGACGGGCCGCCATAGGCCGCAGACGCATATGTCTCGACGCTCGTGCCCATCATCACCGCGACGACCAGGGCAGTTGCGCCGGCGACGACAAAAGCCCATCCCGCCATCTGCCAGCCATCGCCGTGGACGGTCGGCGTTGCATCGGCGGGGGTCGCGCCTTGGGGCGCGGCTGCACCCTTGGCGACGACGAAAGTATAGCCGCACTGACATTGCACCGCGCCTGCTGGGGCGTCGGTGCCGCACATTGGGCATGATAGTGTTGCTGCGGTCATATGGCCCTCCCTCGGGTCGTGGCTACAGCCTCGTGCGCTCCTCGGGAAGCGTCATCATCCGAGCGACGGCAGCCTCGTGCATTTTCTCGAATAGTCGGGGAACGGCCTTTAGATCGTAGGGCAGTGCTTTGATGCTGTCCCAAATCACGTCCTCGATCAATTGCCCCAAGGTGGCGGAATCGTTCGGGTTGGGCTGGATTTCATAGATACTCGGGCTGAGTTCGGCCAATGCCGCGCGGATGATCAGGCTTTGCTCATTGCCGGTGATCTGGTGGCTTTCGCGTTTCGGTTCTTCCATCACATCGCTCCGATTTTGATCATCGTCCCGCACCCGGCATTCTCGGCCGCGACATTTGCCGGGTTGTCTCGCTAACCGCTCGCTGCGTCAATGCCGGTGCCGCCATGACAATGGACTGCACTGACACATTGCCGCTGATCGCTTCCACGCGCGAAACAAATGCCCCTTCGTCGGCATAGATGCGCAGTTCGATCGGACTTTGCGCTGCGGCGGGCGCGTTAGAAACCCGACGGTTCATCTCGCCCAACGGTATAATGTTCCCGCTATTGGCCGGCTGGAAATATTCCGTGCCCGCCTCATTGATGCGATAGAGGCTGCCAGCCGCGACAGGGCCACCGCCTGCCCGCGCGCCTGGGGTTTTGAACCCGGCCTTGATGCTCGATCCGCTATTCGCCGTCGACAGCCCCCCACCCGAGCCGAGCAACGACAAGCCGATATTGAATAGCGAGCCAAGGAAACCGCCGCCGCTGCCTTGCTGGCTACGCAGGGCTTCGGCGAGAGGGCGCATAATCACATTGTCGATGAATATCGAAAAGATGTCTTTCACGAATTGGGATTTGATGCCGAGTTGGCTGGTGAGCGCGTCGGTGATGCCGTCATTGACCTCGCGAAGCTGGCCGACGATCGCCTGTTCGACGCGCGTTTTCGTGTCGCCGGTCTGCTCGATATAGGCATCGAGCGGCGATTGATTCTGCCGTTCGACCAGTTTGCGACGAGCGCCGGCAGTCTGATCGAGCGCGGTAAGGTCCAGTTGCGCGCGCTTCTTATCGGCCTCAAGGGCGACGTTGCTGTTGATGACCGCCTGCAACTTCGACCGCAAATAAGCGTCCTCGGCGTCGAGAATGCGCAGCGCAATCCGGCGGCGATCATCGTCCGTCGTGGCGAGATCATATTGGATGCGCAGCGCGTCGGCGGCGATATCGTGCCGCGTCTGTGCGAGGTCCGCGGCTTGCTGCTCGGTTTGCGCCATCTCGTTGAACGCGATCCGCGCGCGCTCGGCATCGCCCAGCTTTTTGAGCTGCTGAGCGAGGAGTTCTTTCTGGCCTTCCTTGTAATCCTTGTCCGCCGCGAGGCTGTCGAGGGCCATATTCTGGGCAAGGTCGACGCTCTGGCGCTCAAGGTCCGCCCGCTGCTTAACGCTGAGCGCCGTGCTCTGCTGCGCCGACAGGATCTGTTGCGCGATGCTGTCGAATTCCTGCTCGAAGCGCGTCTGTATCTCGTTGGCGGACGGGCCGGATGCGCCACCCCCGCCCGCAGGCTTGCGGCCTCCCGAAGGCTTGCCACCCCCGCCAGTGGCCGGGGCTGGGCGGAATTTGTCGAGCGTCTGCTTTTCGAGCGTCTGCACGCGGCCGTTGAGCGCGTTGAGCGTCGCGGTCGCCTGCACCAGGTCCGAATATTCTTTCGAGCCGACGACGGCGCGGTCCGACGCGCGCAGGGCTTCCCGGCTGTTGACCGCTGGGGCGTTCGCGCCAAGCCCGCGCTCGGCGAAGGGACGAATAGCGACTTTCTGGAATGTTGATTCCCGCTTGGCGTCGAATGCTGCCTTGGCCCCGGTGAGGTTCGTCAGTGCCTGTTCTCGCGCGGCACGGGCCTGCTCAATGGCAGCGCGCTTCGCCTCGGCCGCGACGCGAGCCCATGCGTTGGCAAGCAAATGGGCCTCGCCGGTCAATCCAGCGGTCGACGAGATCGCACGGCTCTGGGTGGCGTCAAGATTGCCCGTTTCGGCGTTGGACTCTCGCTGCCGCTGAATGAGCGTGCCGAATTCCGCCGCCTGTGCCGCGATCGATGCCGATAGGTCGCCCGCCGCAGCTTCTGCGCGCGAGTTCTCCGCAGCAAGGTAGCCAATGCCGACGGCCGCCGCTGTGACGACCAGCCCGATCCCCGTCGCGGCGAATCCGCGTGCGGCGAAGGTCAGGGCTTCCATAGACGTTGCTGCACCGGCTGCGCGGGCCTGTAGGGCGAAGGATGCTGCGCCGACGGCGCCCATGGTCGCTGCGGTGCCGGTAAGCGCCCCTTGGGTGGCCACAAGGCCAATCAGGAAGCGCCCGCCAACGATGCCTGTCAGCACCGCGAGGGAGTTCGCCACGACGTCGATATTGTCGGCGAGCAGTTCGATCGCGCCGGCCATGCGTTCGGTGGCCGATAGGCCGTCGTCAGTTTGCCCGATGTAGAGGCCAAGGGCGTTATTCAGCTTCGTCAGCGATGCGCCTATGGTCTGATCGGCTTTCGCGGCCTGTTCCTGCATCGCGGCAAGGCTGGCGGTGATGGCGCGGAACAACTCGACGTTGCTGACGCCCTCGCCCTTCACGTCTTTCAGCTTTTGCTTGAGCCCTGCGAGCGTGCCGCCGGTGCCTTCGATATGTTTCGCCGCTTCCTGCATGAGCGGCGTCAGGACATCGACGATGCTGTTAAATTCTTCGGCTTGGACGCGGGGCGATGCGAAAGCCTGCCCGAGCTGGGTCAACGCTCCCGACACGGCGCCAGCGTCCGCAGGCAGCACCTTGAGCGATGCCGATACGGCTTCCGACACGTTGATCAGGTCGGCCGTCGAAGCCCCGAGCGCATCCTGACTCTGCGCGGTCCGACCATAGAGCGAGCCGACCGATTCCAGTTCGACGCCGTATTTCTGCGCGATGCCGAACAGCTTGTTTTGCGTGTCGGCCAGCCGCTCACTTTCGAGGCCGGTGACCTTGAGCGAATTCTGAAACCGGGTGTAGCCGTCGGCGAGTTGCTGGATTTGCCGGATCGAAAAGCCCGCCGCGAGCGATGCTGCCAATCCCTTGAGGTTCGCGCCGATCGCGCCCGACGACCGCTTGATCTGGCTTTCCAGCCGCAGAACGTCACGCTCGACGCGGTTCAAGCCCTGCCCGGTGAGGCGCTGAAAATCGGCCACGTCCTTTCGGGCGGCCTTCGAGTCCGCGAGGATGCGGAAAATCAGGGGGTCAACCTCGGCCATTAGTCTGCGGCTCCTTTAACGATCTTGTCGACTTGTTCGGCGAAGCGCGCGCGGGCCTCGCGTTTCTTCGCGTCACGCGCGGGCCGAAAATATGGGCGTGCCTCCATGCGGCTCGTCCCCATTTCTAGGGCGGTCGCGTAAGGCGCGTTTGACGTGATGGTGACGTCGATCTCACCGCCGCTAATGATCGGGGGCGAAACCTCGATATTGTTGGCCAGGACGCCAGAATCGTTTTGGGGCGGTTCGCCGGGGGCCGAGACGACGTGCTCCTTGCCGCTGACTGAGCCTGTCGTGATCAACTTCTGCGCATAGGTGCCAATCAGGTCGCCAGCTTCTTTCAGCGCGCCGCCGAGCAGCTTCTTAGCCCGCGGCGACGTGATCGCCTTCAACCGCTTGTCGAGCGAGGCTTGGCCGGACCAGACGCGGGACATTACGCCGCCGCTTCCTCAGCGCGCTTCCGCATCGTCGGCCCAAGCCGTTCGCCGACCTGCTCATTAAGCTTCGCGCTGCGCTCATCGGATTCCGCCGCTTGATCGGGCAGCGCCTCGCGCTGGGCGGGATCGCCGACCATGGCCGCGTGAAGTACCCGAAAGACGACGGCAGCGACTTCCTCGATAGGTCGCTCAGGATAGGCGTAGAGCGCGATCAGCTGTTCCGCGCGCTGCGGGCCTACTTCGGTGCCTTCGCCATGATCTGGGCCAGAATTGCCGCCGATCAGTGCCAGGCGCAGGATCTGGTTCAACGTGGCGGGAGGAATGTCGGCATGGCCGAACAGCTTGAGCTTGCCTTCGTCCTCATAGAGGTCGGCGAGCAGTTGGCCATAGGTGCGCGACATGACGATGCCGCGCTGCTTCTCAAGCTCGATAGCCTGCACCATGCGAAGCATAAGCCAATATTCGCCATCGCCGAAAAACTGGCGCGTGGCGGTGATATATTCGGATGCGGGTTTCATGTGATTGCTCCTTTGCGCGCGCCGACACCACGAGGGGCATCGACGTCACTGGACGGGGGTGTGATCAGAAAGCGTGCGCCGCCGATATCCGCGCCGTCGTGGCGCAGCCGGTAATAAAGAAAATCGATCTCAGGACGCCTCGGACCCTGCGCGCGGGCGATATCCTCGGCGGACAGGGTAAGCGTGAGCCTGGCCCCATCCTTCAGGCGCTCGACGGTGAGATGATCCGCGCCAAACTCGGCAAGCAAGGGCTCGTCGGGATGGCGTCCGCGAACGATATCGACAGTGAACGCGCCCTTTTTGAATTTGCCCCCGCTGATCAGCCAAGCGGCCTGCTGGGGGCCATCCTCGCCGCGGCGGAAGTGGATCGCCCCAGACATGCCGATCATGCCGATTGCGCGATGCCCGTTCATGCCGCGATCCGATGCACCGGGCGGGAACGCTCCTGCGCACACCCCCGCCCGGCGACCGATGCCCGTTCGGCGTCGGATAGGATTGACGAGGGGGCGAGACGACCAAGACTCTCCCCCTCGTCGCCTTTGGCCACCGCCACGAAACCCTGACGAAACGTGTCGGTGGCGCGGGATGTCATGCGAGCACTGCCGCCGACGTGGGCAGGCCGACGCTCTCATTCTGCTTGAGCAGGGTAACGGTGCACCCGTTGGCTTTGGCTTCCTCGACCCCCTCGACGGTCATGACAGCTTCAACTGGGCCGTTCCGATATCCCCCACCTATCGGCATGATGCCGCGGCGCGTTTCGATCGCCGTGCGCGTGCCATCGGTGGGAGCCTCCACCATGTAACGCGACCAGCGGGCATTCTCGCGCTCCTGATCTTCTCGCATACGGGCGATCTGGCGAGCGGTATGTTCGGCGGCGGCGTCCATGGGGTTCGGCGCGGCCGGTGGCCATTGGTGACCGCTTCGATCCCACGCCGGAATTTTCATCTTCAGAAACTGGCCGATCGGGCCAGCGGTATGATGAAAGATGCGAGGAACGGCGCGCGCGTCGGCCTCGACGGCATCGCCGCTTTCGCTGGCGCGGACCTCGGCAAAGATCACGATCAATTCATCAATCAGCGCCGGAACGCGGTCACGGAAGCGAGACACGAGGGCATCGTGTCTTGCCTTGCGCGCCGCCGCTTCTGCTTCCTCGGCTTTGCGAGCATCGGAGTTGAGCTTTTCAGCCAGCTTCGTTTCTAGCGCTTCGATCTCGTTGAGCAGCCCTCGGGCTGTGCGCTGATAATGGCCGGCAAGGCGCGATGCCTCTTCGCGGTCATCGTCGCTCAGGGCGAAGTCGATGCTTTCGCGGTCGTGATGCTCGGCCGATGACACGAGGCGTTCGTGCTCTGCCTTCGCATCGGCAATCAGGGTTTCGAGGTCGGCATTGCGAACCCGATCGGTGGATTTGGCGCTCGTGATGCGCTCGGCAAGGGATTGTGTCATGTCGCTCCCTCTCACTGATACTGCGCGTCGCGGATGGAGCTGACCACGCTGGCGCTGTCCGTTGCGATCTTTGAGCGGGCGACAATTGCCGCGGTCGCCTCGTCGAAGGGCGGCGCGCTATCGCCCATGAAGCCAAATTTTCGGTTATGTGCCGCGCGCATCTCTGCGACCTTCAAGCTGGTTTCGGCGTCGATCTGGGCAATGCGCTGATCGTGCGCGACCTTGGCGCGTAGGATATTGGCGGCGGCGTCCATATTGAATGTCGAGGCCACGCCAGCCGCGCCAGCGGCTGCAACATACTGCTGCGCGACGCCCACGATCATCTTTTCCACGTCGTGAGGCGACCGACTTGCCAGCCATTCGCTTGGCTTCATATTGTTGGCCTTGGCGGCCTGCTCGATCGTATTCCGCAGGGCTTCGTCGATCGATGATGCGTCTTTTTTGGCGTCACCGGTGACGTCGGTCAGAAAGACACTGTTCCGCGCGCGGGGCCCCGCATCGAGCATACCGATGCTGAAACGGGCACTTTCGCCTTCCTCAAGCATCCAGTTATAGCCGTCGCGCAGCCTCTTGCCGTCGTGGGTCGCCTCGTCGGCGGTTACGCGCTTGCCGGTGGCCTTGTTGAAATATGCAGGCATTGGGCTTTGCTCCTATCGGGCGATGATGTCGTGGCGGGGAAGCGGGGCGCGCTGCTCGACCAGCGTGTCGAAGGCGCCGTGAATCCAGTCATGGGATTTGGCGCGGAGATTGAGGCCAAAGCGGGCGCAGACAATCGCGCGAATGTCCGACGACGATAATTCGGAGAGGCGGCCGATAGGCCCGCAAAGGATCGTGGCCTTCGTGATGACCACGGCGCGCTCGATATCTGATTGTTCGGTGTTGGCCTCGTTAGGGGAGAGGTCGCATCCCAGGCGGTTGTGTCGCATTTCGTTTCTCCGGAGCCCGGGCTTTCGCGGGGGCGGCGTCACCGGCACAGTTGCCGGACGCATGGAGAATGGCACCGGGGCGGATTGCAGTTACCGCCGTCAGCGGGATTCGACGGGCGTTCCATTGTCCTGTACAGTCCGGCAACTTTGGCGACTCCAGCGACCCGGAGAAGCTGGGGCAGCATGAAAGTGCCGAAGGGGTCGTGCGGGGCGCGCGGCCCTTTTGCTATTCAGGCTGGTAGTCGCGCTGCGATAGGGGCCATTTTGAGGGCCATTGGCTTACGTCAATGCCTCTCTTGCCACAGATTGCGCCGCCGTTCGCCCCTATGCGGTTCCCTACCAGGTCTCGTCGTGCCTATCTCACCGGGTGGAGCCAATGGATTCCATGCTGTCGAACATAGGCCGCGCGAGCCTTTTTGAGTTCCTGCCGTCCGGTCTCATCGATCCAGCGTGCCACGGTGCGCCAGTTCGCGTTGTAATGCGCATCGACGTAGTGCCAGCCGAGCCGGATATACATCTCCGCGAAATCTGGCGGGCATGGGCGGTAGGGTCGGATGCGCCCTTCCCGGCATTTCGTCCGCGATCGTTGCTCGGGTGGAAGGGTGGCTTCGATCGTGCGCCAGTGCTCGGCGTAGGATTGGGTCGGAGCGGTGGCCTTGCGCCGACATTCGCTTGCCGGTCATGATGGCCTTACCGCCGTTAGGCCAAAGTTCGGGGGTCGCCGAGCAATGCCATGATGTCATAAGGCCGCGATGCTTCGAGCATCAGTTCTGATAGGGCCCAAACTAGCGCGTCCAGTCGATCCGGCGACCCTGAGCCGCGATAGCCGGTCGTCGTCGTCATGGTCATCTGCTCTTCCATTTCGCCGAACGTGCCGACGTGGTGCACCTTCCCTTGCTCATACAAGGCCGCAATGGGCTCGGCGCGGATGACCTTACCGCGAGAGGCTGTGACCATTTTGACCGGCATTTTGGGTGCGGCGCTGCGCAACACGGCCTCGACCATGGCCCCGCCATAGTTCCGTTCGGCAACGACGCGATCGGCGCCAAATTCCTCGGCCGCGCGTGCGACGACGCGAGCCCAGCCGTCGGGCGATAGACGGCAGGACCGATCGGCGAGCACATACCCATGGCCATCGGTGCCAAGGCCGACAACGACGATGCCCTGGCAATCGCCGCCCGTTCCATCCGAGCCCGATGGATCGACGCCGATGACGACCCGCTTCAGGGGCGGGCAGACATGCCGGCGCAGGCTATCGAGGCCGGGCATATTCTGGCCATCCTCTGCGGTGCGATCCGACGACGACCATAGCGCGCCCGGCACCTCGCTCAGATACTTGCCATCACGGAAGCGCTGGCGCTGCTTGTCGGGCAGGCCGTCAAGCTCAGCCAGATACTCGGCGGGCAGATACGGGTTATCCGTCGGGTTGAGCACGGCAAACGCCCGGCTCCCCGGCTCGATCGGCATACCGTTCTCAGGCCGCACGCCCTCGACAAACTCGCGATAGGTCCAATGCCCCCGGCCGACCGGGTTGAGATCGTAATAGGCTTTGAGGGCAAGCGGGCGCCCGTCGGTTTTGACGCAGGCTTGAGATAGGCGGGTGCGCAGCGTCGTGATGGTCTCATAAGCAACCTGCGAGGCCTCGTTGACATAGGCGGTGGCGAATTCCTTGCCGAGAATCTTGTCGACGCGCTCTTTATCGTCGAGCCCACCGAACCACACCTCGGCGCCGCCCGGCAGGATGACATACTGGTCTGATTTGTTGGTCTCATATGGCACGCCGGGGAACGCGAGGCGCATCATCTTCGGCCAGGTGTCGAGCATGATCGATTGGCGCACGTCGATATTGTGCAGGCGGGAAATCAGATGGCGGCTGCCCGGTGCCATGAGCCCGCGGTTCGCGATGCAGTAGCAGAAGCCGAACGTCTTGCCCGATCGCGAACCACCGTAGGCGAGAATATGGCGCGCGCTGCTGGTCGCCGCACCGACAAGCTCAGCCTGCTTGTCCGTCAGCTCAAAGGTCGGCTGCGGCGCCTTCGATTTTGATTGTAATTGCACCGGTCAACTCGCCCTTGAATTTGTCGACGTATCGCTCGGGGCGATGACCCTTGAGCAGGATTTCCATGAGCCGATCGCTCTGGCCTTCGGTGGCGCGCTTCCAAGCGATTTGCTCAAGCCCATCGGCGGCCTCATCCTCGGCATCCTTCCACGCCGCGGCGAAATCGGGATCGGCCTCGCGCCAGTCATAGGCGGTGCGGCGGCCGATCTTTGCCGAGCGGCAGGCGCCAGCCACATTGCACGACACGCGCAAGACATTGAGGAACCGAACCTTTGCGCGTTCCTTGTCGCGCTCGCGTTCGGCTGCATTGCGGGAGCGGGCGGGTTTCTTGGCCATGAGGGCGGTATATCGCTGCCGTCCCGCACACCCTTACCGCCGTCACTGAAAATGCCGCACAGTCTGCCCATACACTTACCGGCTCGCCGCGAGGAAACGATGGCGCGGCAGAAGCCTCTAATTTGCGCCGTTTCCGCGATCATGGCCCGCTGATATGCGATCAGTGATCCAGAGGGTGAGACCGGGCGAGCGTCGATCCCTCGCGCGCGCGAGGCGTGCGGACGCTTCGAAGAGGTTTTCGGGCAAGTTTTCAGACCCCATTCCCAGTCTGCGGGGGGTTGCGGGGGGTTGCGGGTATCTTTTCACTCACCTCTCACGAATTTGCACAGCCCTGCAATTTTCCACACGTCGGCTGAAAGGATACCCGCAGATACCCGCATCACCCGCAACCCGATCCTGAGCGTACGACTGCCCAAAGGTTCTTTTTTGAATGCGTATCATAGGTTGCGATGAGTTTTAGTCCGTTGATAATACGCCCTTTATATTTCGCGCACTCGCGTCCGAGCTTGGCGGTGTCGATGCCGCCACGCTTATCGTCGGCAAAAGTCGCAACGGCCTCGTGGAACGCTTCGTGAATTAAATGCCCCCCTGGGTTTCGCTCGATGGCCTTTTCCTTGATGGTGCCCGCAGCCGCTCCATCGTCTCCCATGACGTCATGCCAAGTGGCGAGTAAGGCGCCGAGCGAAGCGGACACCGGGTCATCGGCGCGGGCCTTTGTCATCGTCTCGCAAGGGTCGGAACATCCAAGCCAAACAAGGGCGGAGCGGACGACGCGCGACCAGTCCTCAAACGACGCGAGAGGGTTTAGCATCTGCGGGTATCCGGCTACGCTATAAGCCCGGGCGATGGTGAGCGCCGCAGCGATGTATTTGCCGCGGTCGGCCAGCACCATTTCAAACGGGTTGCTGCTGAAAGTGCGCGTCTCGGGCCGTTCCATATCTGGGTCGAGCGAGCAAAGGACCACACGCCGGGTCATATCGCCAACGAGCCGGATATTATTGCCCGTCGCGAATGACGATGCCCGGCTTTCGATCTGGACGATGGTAGATCCCCCGAGCGGGCGGACGGCAACCAATGGCCGCTCGATCATCTGGCACAGAAAATCGCCGCCGAGTTCGCCGTTGACGTTATCGATCGAGATAATGGCCTGGCCCGCGAGTACCGCCCCGGTGAGCCTCTTTTCAAATTCCTGCTCATTTCCGCCAGGGCTTTGTACGGGAGTGCGGTCACCCGCCGATATGGCAGATGCCAAATCGACGATGTAGCTTTTGCCCGAGCCCGCCACTGGCGCCGATACGGCGTGCATGGGGGCAACCGAGAGCGCCCCGCGGACGACTGGTGTGATGAGCGCAGAATAGGCCACCGACTTGCTTGCACCATCGACGAAGGGGAATCCTTCGAGCAGTTCGCCAAGGGTCCGCAAGGCATGAAGTGCGTCGTCTCGCGTCGGTCGCTCTGAAATCGCCGGCAGCTTTGGTGGCCTGAGCAAAAGCAAGCGGGTGCGCGCGTCATATCCCGGTTCGGCCAGGATCGTGCCGTCAGGCCGCAGCGTCGGCGTGGTGACAACACCGGTGATCTTGCGAAATTGCCAGTAGCCTTCGCGCGCGAGGATGATTTTCGCGACGTCTTTGGGCGGGTTTTTGGGCACCAAGCCCTTCTTGCGCCCGTCCCATTTTACCCACTCGGCAGCTTGCGAGAGGTGATCAATAAGGCAATCCAGCTCGACGACTTTGAGACGGGCCGTTTTCGTTTTGCTCCCATTGGACGCCATGCCCTCGTCAAGGATCGGGCGGACAAGCCCGAGCCCGCCCCGCTGATAAAACGGAGCATCGAACGCGATCAGGGCTTGCTCGGCTTCGGACGCAATAACGTGAAGGTCGCCCTCGCGGATCTGGATCAACAGACGATTGTTTTGCTTCGCCGTAGCGGCGACCTTATCGGCCGTCCGCCGCAGCGGTTCAAATTTCGCTGCTATGGCATCGGTCTCGCCGATGGATTCCATGTTGCTGCTCATGCTGCTCGCCCCTTCGCCGTCAGGTCGAACAAGGGCAGGCCGTAGCGCCTGACCATTTCCGCGGCGAGCATTCTGGCCTCGTCGCAAGTGTCGCGCCACTGCAACCGATGACGCCCGTCGATGACGCACCAACGCGACGCGCCTAAGACCTCAACAGCGTAGTTTGTCCAGGCACGATCCCACCGGACGATAATGCCTTTCTCGGCGCCGAACGGTGCGTGAATAACCTCACCCATCGGTCCGCTCCCGCTTCCCGCGCCCTTGCATAGCTTCGACGATATCGGCATTGACGACGGCCCAGCCGGTCGGCTTAGCTTTGCCCTCGGCATCAGCCGTCGCCCGGTTCGCTGCGTCCGCCATCGCGATCAGCACGGACCCGAGCATTTCGGTGGAAATGGCTATCTTGCCTTTCGAGGTGTCAACCTTTCCGGCTTTGGCGAATACTTCCAACATGATCGCGGGAGTGCCAGCGGCCATGCCCGAGCTGATGCGCAGCATTCCGCCGCCGGCCTTGATGATGTCCATTGCTGGGGCGAAGTGGGTCGCGCTCATGGGTGCCACCGACGGCCAGCCTCAGGGCGCATAGCGCAGGCTGCCTTCCTTGCGCCCTTGGGCAAATTGAAGTATTGGGGTTTCCGATCCTGAGCCGCCAAGCAAAGATCGACGCCCGCCTTGCGCGGGCGTTTTCGTTCAGGGGGGCGCATTACGCGGCCTCGCTCGTCGACATACAGGGTCGGCTACGGGCGAAGGCAATGAGGTCATTGCGATCGTAGCGGACATATCCGCCGAGCCTGAAAAATTGAGGCCCGATCCCTTTGACGCGCCAGTTGGCGAGTGTGCCTGGTTTCAGGTCGAGAAAGTCTGCGGCCTGCTGTGAATTAAGAAAATCGTCCATGTCGGTATCTCCGCAATGAAGTTGCGGGAACACCAATTAGTCAGATGAAACGCCCTGCCATGTGTCAAAAAGTGGCAAGCTCGAATTGCAGCAAGGAGGCTGTGTCGGGATGTCCCAACCGGCCGGCCCGCAACCTCATTTCTGCGGCCAAACCAACGGCTCGCAGCGCCCAATCACGCGTTCCGAATAGCAGCGCGTCTATTGCGGGTCTCTCAGCCAGGCCGTCGCATACTCCTACCGCTAGGGCGAGCGAGGGTAGACGCTTACGCCAGAGGTCGCGCTGGGCGTTCTCTCGATCGAGGCGCAAATAATTTCCATCCGGCCGGCTGTCCTTCAGAGACTGAACGCGACGCCCCATTGAGGTCGGCGAAAACGACCCCGCCCTGTCGCCAATCGGTGGCAGCCCCAATTTCGCGTTTTCCAGATCCAGAAGCTGTAGCCGGAAAAACTCGCCCGCGATAAATTGCCGGGACACTTCCTTTTCCGCAGTCCTCAGTGCATCCTCAACGCGGTCAGGCCGCACCGTTAGCCGCTGGCCCGACCGCATGCGCGCCCATTCCACCGCGGCCGCTCGCGATCGGTCCCGGAGCCGTTGATTACGTGGATGAGCAAGCCATGCCATCAAATGAGGGCGCGCGAGATACTCATCGTTGGGTATCAGAGTGGGCTCGACGTCGGTCACTTATGCCCCTTTCGGAACGGCGACCACAACGCGTCCTTTTTGCTCTGTGAAGTCGGCGCCCGCTCGTTCAAGGGCCGCACGCATTTTTGCTATGGAAGCTTCGTCAACGGTCTGTCCGAGTTCGAAGCGCGCAACCGTCGCCGAGCCGACCCCCGCGGCCTTCGCCAAATCAGCCGCCCGCCAGCCAATGCCAGCACGCGCCATACGGGATTGTTTCGGATCCATCGTGATAAACGATATATCAGGAATGATATTGACGCAACATGCGTGATGGTGATAAACCGTTTATCACCTTGGCACCGTCAAGGCGGGCCAGAGCGTTGGTTGCACCCTTCGCCCCGGCCCTGATCGCAACCCTGCAAGAGAGGGACACGACTATGGATGCACCTATCAGCACAATTGCGCCTGCGAAAGACGACGCCGAAATTCTCGCCGCCTGGGGCCGCCGTTCGGTCGCCTGCGCGATTTACAGCGGCCTGCCCTTCACGGAATGCCCGAGCGAAGTCTACACGCCAGAGGAGCAGGAACAGGTCAACATCATGGATGCCGCAGAGGCGGCAATTCACGAAGCGACCGCGACCACTCCGCAGGGAGCGGCCATCCAGCTTTGGACGGCTCTCGCCCATATCGAGCAAGATCGCACCGCCGAGGCCGCAATCAACATCATGGATCTCGACTGGTTTCTGATCGACGAAACCCGCTTCGATTGGAATGTGCGGTTGATCCTTGCCGCTCTGCGATCGCTTCGCGCGATGGGCGGTGCAGCATGAGCGCGCAAACCGCTTTCGGCATTCACGCCGCCGCGTATTGGGCCGCTCGCGGGGCATATGAAAAACATCGCGAGCAATGCCTCCCATCGTCTGACGACGCGTTGATGCACGACTATGAGGCGGCATATACCCCGCTAGTCGCTGCGATGCATGATGCCGCGATTGCCGCAGTCGAAGCGTCGGCGTCCACGACGGCGGAGATATTCCAGAAGATCGAAATCTTCCTCACCGAGAGTTTGCACCATGACGAGCGCGAAGCGGTTGGGCAGCTGATTGGCTGTATCGGTCGCGATGCGGCTCGGATCGGAGGTACAGCATGAGCGCCGCCAAAAGCCCGCTCGACCTGTTGAGCAATGCCCAATGCGCCAACGAACGGCTCGGCGCGCTTCTCGAAACGATCTCCGACAAGCTGCACGACGCCCTCTATGAAATGGCACCCGGCGAGGCGCGCGAGCGCGAATTCTATCATTGCTGGATGCTTCTCACGACGGCGCAGGAAAATCACGCGGCGATCGACCGGAAGTTTCACGGCGCGGAAAACGGCATCTTAGCCGCAGGTGTCAGCCAGTCGATCCGCGACCATGCTGCCAAGGTGACGGCATCGTGACCCCGCCCCGCAATGAAGCGCGCGCATGGGAAGTCGCTGTCGCTTTCACTGCTATAGCGCTGGTCGCGTTCGGCTTCGCGCTGGCCGACCTTGCCGAACAGGTGCTGCGGTGAGCTGGGCAAGGGGGCGGCGCCTGACGCCCGCACGGCGCGCCATGGTTGACGAGGTGCAGACGCCGGCCTCGCGGTGCCTCAAGGGCGCCCAGCGCGTCCGCAGGGCCATGCGCCGACGGGAGCAGGGCGAGTGAGCGCCCGTCACGCCCGCGCTCGCCCTGAGACGGCCCCGCTCGACGTCGTGTTGTCTGCCATCCCCTCGCTGCCTCGCACATTGCTGGCGAGGCTGGTCGAGCGCGCAATCGAGTGCCTCGACGATATGGAGCCCGATCCGGATTTGGAGGATGACGATCCGGCTGGCCAAATGGATGAGGACGGCATCAATACCGGCGTTCCAGTCGTCGTCGAGCATTGCCTATCGCTACACGGTCCCGGCTGCCCTTGGTCGGATGCTGGCGAAATGGATTGTCGCGGGCTGTTGCGGCCGACCTATGACGGGGAGGACCAATCCGTCGTCATCCTGCCAGCGCCCGCGGGGATCAAGCCGTATCGCTTTCATGTGAGCTGATATTCACCACCGCGGCGCTATGCCGCTCAAGCGACCCATGAGAAGGGCGGCAGGGGATGACCTCGCCGCCCTTTTCGCTGTCGACGACCAATTCGAAGCAATCCGGTTTGGCATCGATTTAGATTGTGCGCTGGCTACTTGGCGATACAACACCCGCTCGATCGGCCGGGGAGCCGATTATGGGAGGGGTCAATAAATGAAAGCTACTATTGCGGCCGCGCTTGCGGTCTCGTGTTTCTTCGCGCCTAGTTCATACGCTCAAGAGCCTGTTGCCGCGCCGGCTATTGCGACTGCCGCTATAGTCGAAAAGGCCACGACGAACGCAGTGTTGCGCGCGGGCACGCCGGTCACCCTTCGGATGATGGAAGAAATCACCACGAAAAAGAAGGCTGCGCGCGTGGGGCAGCGTTTCTTGATGGAGGTTTCCGAGCCGATCATCGTGAACAATGTTACGGTGGTGCCCAGCGGGACACCTGCCTGGGGCGAGATCATGACCGTCCGCAACAAGGGTATGTGGGGGAAATCGGGTAAGCTCGACGCGCGCGTGCTTTATCTGCGCACCAACGGGCGCCAGATCAGGTTGACTGGCACGTTCGACGATAAGGGTGTGACTGGCACCGCAGGTGTTGTTGGCGCCGTCGTGCTGATCCCAATCGCCGGCTTCTTCATGACAGGGACCAGCGCCGTTCTGCCCAAGGGCGGAATCGTCGGCGCGTTCATCGACGAAGATGTGGAATTGTCGTTCGCCAACGCTGCACCTGCTCCCTTGCAGGTTCCGGCCCCGGCTGCCCCTATGGCGATTCCTGTTACGGCCGCACAAACACCGGCAGCGACTGTAGAGCCGACCGCATCGACAACGCCGAGCGGCGGCTGATACATTCAGCGCCGAAACATCAAATATGGGGCGTGGGGTTTCGATTCGGCGCCCCTTTTGTTGCCAACTCCGCGCCGGAGCGTTTATCGGCGCGATGTTGAATGCTGAGCCGAGGGATCAATCAAGAGGAGTTCGCCAAATGGGTATCAGTGCAATCGCAGCCATGGCCATTGCTTCCGCGGCTCCTACCATTTCGACCACTCTGCCCGTCTTCGAGATTTTTGGCGTGTCTGCAAATTCGATTGACCACTATCCGCAGGGAAAGAAAAACTGCATGAAGTGGGACGAAGATCGCACGTTTTGCGCAACGGGCCTTCGCCTCGGCAACGTAAGAAACGACAACATCACGTTTATGTATTTGAACGGTAAGCTACTTCAGGTCAGAGGTGGTGCCCCTGCCTCTGAATTCCAGCTGCTGCTAGATACGTTGACGCTAAAATATGGCCAGTCAACGCAGGTCGACGGGGTCCACAAGTGGTACTTCGAAGGTGGAGAGCTAATCGCGCGGAAGATTGAACCGAAAGCCTCAGCAGACTTCCGGCAATTGATTGGCTGCGAATTCGAGTTCACAAGTACAGATAATTCAACACTTTTGAAGCGCGAGCCTTTTGTAAATTTTTGATGCCCTTAATGCGGTGTCAAGATCGCTAAGCCGTTTCCGCTTCCACGGCCTTGGGCGCGATCAACGCCGAAACGTGACCCGCCCACAGATCCAGCGCAGCGCGCTTTTCATCCGCCCAATCGTGCCGCTGATAAATGCCGACGATCCCGGCCTTGCTGCCGCTGATATGGTTCAAAACAGCTTCCGTCACTTCCATCCGAACGCCGAGCTTTTGCAGCCCGGTCGCAACCGTGCGCCGCAAATCGTGAAGGCGCCAGCCGGGTAGCGTCACCTCGACCTCTTCCGCAATCTCTGCGGCCGCAGCGTCGAGGCGCAGCTTGGCCTTCGATATGCCGCTCGCTGCGGTCTTGTTATTGGTCGTGAAAATGAGCCCGCGCTTCGGCCAATTCTCAGGCGCCTTTTGCCCCGGCTGGGTAAGCATGGCCGTTATCTCGGCAACCGCCATGTCGGTGAACGGCACGACGTGTGCCTGATTATTTTTCGCGCGATCGGCCGGAATCGTCCAGGTCGCGGCCTTCTTGTCCAGTTCCTCCCACTGCATCCCGAAAACCTCGCTGCGGCGCTGGCCGGTGAGCAATAGCATTCGGAACGCGGGGCCGAAGGGATAATCAACCTTGCGAGAGGCGCGCCAGATGATCGGCAGTACCTCATCGGGCAGTATGACATCTCGGCTGACGGGCTTCGCAGGGGCACTGAGCGCCGCGAATGGGATGACGTCAACCAGCTCACGCGCGAACGCCCATTTCCAGAGGATGCGGCCATAGGAAAAAACGCTCGACCGCGTGGCGACTTTGCCCGGCGAGATAGCGTCGAGCGCCGCGATAATATCCGCGCGACCGAGTTCGTCGATCCGACGCGATCCGAATTGCGCTTTGAGGTGGCGAGCGACCGTCGTTGCGATATTGATGCTCGACTGGCGCCGCGGCTTGCCGTGACGATCGAGCTTATAGGACTTGAGCCAATTGTCGGCGACGGCATCGAATGCGCGTTCGAGATTGGCCACCCGCTCGCGTTCCCTGCCCTTGTGCGCTGCCGCATCAGCATCGAAAGGATCAATCCCGGTGTCGACGAGCCTGCGAAGCTCGGCTGCCCTGTCGCGGGCCTTGTCGGGCGTCCACGGCCCATGCCGGCCTATCGTATAGCGGCGATCAACCTTGGCGCCCGTCATCCGGTATTGCAGCACATAGGCCTTCGCCCCGCCTGGACTGACGCGCAGCCCGAATCCGGCGATTGCCCCCTTCCCGTCATCCCATAGAAACCAAGCCGCCTGTCGGGGCTCGGCGGCGTCAACGGTGCGTTTCGAAAGGGCCAT